ATATTACTGGTGACTTAGATCTTGATGCATCTGTATCTATGGCCGTAGATTCTCCTACCGGAAGTATTGACTTACCTGCAGGTAATATTACGTCAAACGGTATTACGTTACATACTCACACGCATGAAACCACATCAATGGATACTGGTGACGGCGCTAACAGCGGTGAGACAAATGAATCTGCTTCTCCAACGGCCGACACATAGGAAAAAATAAATGAGTACATGCGGAAAGAATGAAGCACTCGAAGGCCTAAAGTCCAAACAGGGTGAACTAGATGGTTTATTAAAAGGCGGTAAGGATAATCTTGCCAGCGTAAAATCTAAGCTTACCGATATGAAAGCGGATCTAGCGTCATTTAAACCTGAAATACCAAAGGTTGAGAGTCTACAGGATAAAGTAAGCGAACTGACTGGTCTCACAAATCCGTTAGAGAAGGTTGCTGCAATCCAGGCCATGAAAGATAAATTTGGTTCTGGGTTTAATGTGGATGGGTTACTTACAAATCTTGGACTGAATAATCCACTTGGTGCATTAAGCAATCCACTCGATGCAGCACAAAATGCATTAGGCAATCCACTCGATGCCGCGAACAATGCATTAGGTAATCCACTTGGAGCAGCGCAAAATGCTTTAGGCGGAGCACAAAACGCATTGAATGACCCACTCGGTGCAGCACAAAATGCATTAGGTGGTCAAGTAGGTGGAGCAATTGGTGGAGCACAAAATGCATTGAACAATCCACTTGGTGCAGCACAAAATGCCCTCGGGGGTGCAGGCGGAGCAATTGATGTATGTGGTGTAGTACCTAATGTTGAAGCAACAGAGGATGGTGAGGTAAAAGAACAACCGGCTGAACCTAAGATTCCAAAGGAACCACCTAAGCCTGAGCCTCCTACCGAACCTACTTCAGTTGACTCAGAAGAGGCAAATAAGAGCCATATAAATAAGTCGTATAAACTTGCATACAGTACACTGAAAAACGAAATCAAGTTTAATTTTAATCAGAAAAAAACTGTTGAGATTTTAAAAGTTATTATCCCTGAATATTGGGTGTATGCGGCAGGATTAGCCGGCTCAACTTTAGATGACCTACAAAAGTTTGATTTCAAAGAGGCTGATTGGTTAGCCAAACGTGAAGTAATAGCCAAAAAGTATAAAGGCTCTAGTGCTTATTTCGATAGATTCCCCGGCATGGTTGACGAGAAATTTACATATCTTCTTGACTTATTTAGAGAAAAGGGATATTCTTTCGTTGAAGGTGTTACAAATTATGAAGACGCATCTAAAGATGCAGTAGCTAGGCAATTAGAAAAAGCTGCCAATACATCGACCTAAAAGGTATAAATATAACTATGGGAACTAACTCAGAAAATACCTCGGATAAAACCGGCAATGTGTCTATCACAAGTAGGCGCAAAGGCTATAGTGACCTTAATTTGTCGTTACAATTACATCCTACTCGTAAGGATATTATTCCGCTAAAAGACGATGCGGCATTAAAGAATGCAGTAAAGAATTTAGTTCTTACAAGCTACTACGAAAGACCGTTTCACCCAGAACTAGGTGGTGGCGTTAGAGGAATATTGTTCGAACCGGCAGATGCTATTACTGAAATTGCTTTGAGAGAAGCAATCGAAGGTGTATTAGTAGATCATGAACCAAGAATTAATATGGTAAATGTCGATATTAAAAACGAGGCTGACCGTAATTCATATAGAATTACAATTGGGTTTAACATTAAACAAGACGATTCACAGGCTGAAGTCGAAATTTTACTTCGCAGACTTAGGTAATAACAATGGCAAATAATTTAAACGTAACAGAATTAGATTTTGATCAAATCAAGGATAATCTAAAAAACTATCTTAAAACTCAATCTGATTTTAACGACTATGACTTTGATGGTTCAGGCCTGAGTGTATTACTTGATGTCCTGGCTTATAACACCCATTATAATGCAATGGTTGCTCATTTCGCATTAAACGAGGCATTCCTTGATTCTGCACAAATTAGAGGTAACGTTGTTACTCGAGCCAAACTATTGGGTTATACTCCAAGATCAATATTGGCACCAAGAGCAACAGTAAGCGTTGTTGTTGACGTATCGTCTGAAACTGGTACTATCCCGGATAATTTAAATATCGATCGTGGTTCTAAGATGACCTCGAACGTAGATGGACAAGAATATACTTACACTGTGCTCGAGAGTGTATCGGCTCCATATAATGCGCAATCGCAGTCATTCACATTTACTTCAGTTCTAATCGCACAAGGCATACATAAGAATGTACAATATCGTGTAGATAATGATATTGAAAACCAAAAGTTCCAGTTACTCGATAAGAACGCTGACACTTCTACATTGCGTACGCGTGTACAACAAAACCAAAACTCGAGTGTCTTTGATATTTACACAAAATTCGAAACAATTCAGAATGTGAAGTCGACTTCACAAACATACCATCTTCAAGAGAATTCTGGTGGTTATTACGAAATTTATTTTGGAGACGGTGTTATCGGTAAGAAGCCGGTTGATAATAACATCATTAATATTGACTATGTCGTGACAGACGGTAAAGAATCTAATGGTGCTAATGCATTTACAATGGTAAATAACATTGGCGGTTTTGGTGGTGTGACAGTTACTACACTTGCTCCTGCATCCGGTGGCTCTGATGAAGAAACTTCTGAGTCTATCCGTTATAATGCACCTCTGACATTTATTGCTCAGAATCGGGCTGTTACAAGTGATGACTATAGAGCAATCATTCAAAGAGACTTTGCTAATATCGAATCACTATCAACCTGGGGCGGTGAGGATAATGACCCACCGGACTATGGTACAGTATATTTGTCAATCAAACCACTCGTTGGTAATGCATTGACTATTGAAGAAAAAGACGAAATCGTTGGTACGATTTTAAAAGGCAAGAACGTGGTATCAATTACTCCGTATATTGTCGATCCAGATTTTACATTTTTAGAACTAGATGTATTCTTTAAATATAATCCTAACCTAACCGACCGCACAAAGATTGAAATAGAATCACTCATACGTGATACTATTAGCGATTATAACAATAATAATTTGAACAAGTTTGATGGTGTATTTAGACACTCAGAATTGTTAAGAGCAATTGATAGTTCGGATAGTTCTATTACGAGTTCAACAGTAAGACCGTATATGTTTAAAACAATTTCTGGCGGTACTTCAATCGCGGTAAATAATTTTGACCTTAAGTTTGCGGGTTCACTGTTGGCAAACGATAGCGATGTGGAATATAGTATTAATAGTACTGCATTTAAAATTCCAGGCTCTACAGAAGAGCATTTCTTTGGTGATATTAAAATACCCGGAAGCTCAAACCGTAAAGTAGTAGTGTATAAAGTTGTTGAGGGTATTAGAATCATTGTAATAAACGATGCGGGTATCGTAAATATTGGTACTGGTAATGTAGTGTTGAACTCATTCGCATGTCAAACTGCGACCGACATTCGAATTATTGTTACTCCAGACTCTCTAGATATTGCGCCAAAAAGAAATCAGTTGGTTTCTATTGATAATACAAATCTAAAAATTACTGCTACTACTGACCGTATTGCATTATCTGGTTCTTCTGGAGCAATACGTTACTCTACTACATCAAGAATGAGATCATAAAATGAGAAATATAGATTCATTTTCAAAGGGTTATGTGGAGTCGATTGTATCGACTCGGCGTAGGTCTAAAGAGGATATTAGAGTTGACCAACTCATTCCCTCTGAGATTCTATCGGATACTAGCGATAGTGGATCTAAACAACGTGGTATCAAAAAACTACTTGATGCATATTACCGGTTTAATAACCTTGATGAATTCATATACGATTCAGAACAGGTATATTCTGATATTGTAATCAATGGTGTTGCTACGTTTAGAATAGAAGACCCTAAGAATGAGAATGACGCGTTCTTTACTGACGAACGGTTTGGTGATACAGTATTAACCGATGCTGAAGGAACAATCATTAATGTACCACAGTCTGATGTATTTATTTCAAACGGAAATAATCTACCCGGTTCATTAAACAATTCTGAATCTATCATCGGTAAGACAATGCGTATTACTGGCCTTGCCGCATACAATCAACTTAAAGTTGTGTTGCGCACTCCAATTAAATTTTGGGTTGGCCCTGGTCCTTCTTATATTTTAAATAGTATTGAAGACTCTTTAAATATTGACCATGCAGATGATTCATATCTAGGCCAAATCCAAAGAGAAATTGCTGCGGCGATTCCAAAGAATCTTACAGTTAACAAAAGAACAATATACAAGCGCATTACGGATTATTATAAGATTCGTGGGTCGGCCGATTCTAT